TCATTTCCAATACACCAAGTTATTAAGAGGGTTTTTCGTCACAGCATCTTCTAGGTGATCTGGTGAAAAATGAGCATAAACCATTGTCATTTTAATGTCTGAATGCCCCAGAATATCTCGCAGTACCAGTATGTTTCCGCCATTCATCATAAAGTGACTGGCGAAAGTATGACGCAACACATGGGTGCATTGACCCTCTGGCAAGTCGATTCCTGCGCGTTTCACTGCACGCTCAAAGGCTTTTCTGCATGGCGTGAATAGCTTCCCTCTGATTTTGGGGAGTTCGTCATACAGATCCTGAGATATCGGTACGGTTCGGTTTTTCTTGCCTTTGGTTTTGGTATAGGTGATCCGGTATTTTGACAACTGATGGCCCTGAAGGTTTTCGGCCTCACTCCAGCGTGCGCCGGTGGCCAGGCATATTTTTGCAATCATCAGCAAGCTGGAGCTTTGAGAGTCAGCACAGGCATCAAGCAGGCGTTTAATTTCGTCCGGGGCCAGGAACGCTAGTTCTCCCTCTGCGATTTTGAATGTTGGCAGCCCTGCTAGTGGGTTAGGGGCTGACCAGTGGCCCAACTTTTTCAAGGTGCCAAAAACGGATGATAAGTTACGCTGTTCCAGGTTTACCGTGCGGGGCTTTACTGGCGACATTAGCGCACCGTCTTCGTTACGAACCTCACCTTTTAATCGTGCTTCACGATATTTTGTAAAGTCACTGGCGGTTAATTCAGAGGCGACGGGATCGCCCAGGCCATTGCAGATAATATTCAATTTCGCCATTAGGCGCTTAGGGTCTGCCAGCGTCTGGCCGTAAAGGGAGTGCCACTGCTCAATCAATTCTGACAAACGCCGCCGATCTTCCTTTTCACCCAGCCACGGTTTTTTGTTCACTTCATCCATGGTGAAATTTTCGAATGCTACAGCCTCGCCCTTTGTCGCAAATTGCTTGCGCACGCGCTTCCCGTCACGTCCGTTCGGATAACACTCGCATAACCACTTTCCGTTCGGCTGCTTTCTGATCGTCATAATTAAATGCTCTTAATGACTTTTACTGCACGGCCAATTACCTCAACGTCGTCGACAGAGCATTCAAAAGAGGTGTCATCTTGATGGACAATAATTTTATTCCCTGGGATGCGGGCAATCTTCACGATACTTTTCATTCCATCAATATCGATAAGCCAGATTCCGTTACTGAGCTGTTTTGTAGAGGTATCAATAACGTAATCCCCTTCAGTCGTTTTTACGTACAAACAGTCTTCTGCTTTACCTGAAATCAGCCCCTGATCAAGATAAATATCCTCCAGTTCATTAAAAGTACCGCCCTCTATCGTTACCTGTTTCACTGGCGGGACGACAATCTTAGAAAGGGGGCGTACTGTGGGCTGACTCTCGTTTTTGGACTTATTTTTTTCGTCTGCCTGAGGGTACATTTCGCCTTGCCCTGTTGTTAACCAGAGCAAAGAAATGCCTGTTTCAAGAGCGCATTGGATAACCCAGTCAGCAGGAAAGCTGTCACGTAACATCCTGTTTGCCATAGTACTTTTAGAAGCTTGAAGATGCTCAACTAAAGCAATCTGAGTATTGAAACCGTAGGCAGTCATTAGCCTTTTGATAGCTTCCCTTCCTCCCGTATTTGTACCGCTGTTGATCTTCAAGTTGAACTCTCCATTTGACAATCCAATATCGGGATCGTAAGTTATGTCCAACTTCTAAAGTGAGAGTTTGGAAGTTGGGGTTGAACATCATAAAACGCACTAAAACTAAAAGATACTGCACTATGAGCACAGATATTTCAATTCGAGTACCAAAAGAGATGGCTACGCCTGCAGAGTTCGCGGAGTGGGAAGGTATTTCCCGTGGCTCTGTATACCAAAAAATTCATCATGGTCATCTTGCTAAGTACATGGTTAAAAAAGAGAAAAATAAAGGTCGCGTAAGCCTGCGTTACTTAATGTACAAAACCGATCAGGTCCGTGAGTCTCTTGGTCATTCCAACTTCCGCGTCATTGTTGGTCAGTAAGTTCGATTATGAGAACTTTTTAAGGGGCCCACATGTTTGATTATAAGATTTCCAAACATCCGCATTTTGATGAAGCCTGCCGGGCTTTCGCACTGCGTCATAACATGGCGAAACTGGCAGGGCGTGCCGGGATGAATGTTCAGACTCTGCGCAATAAGCTTAACCCGGACCAGCCGCACCAACTTACCGCGCCGGAGATCTGGCTGCTTACTGATCTGACCGAGGATTCAGCGTTGGTTGATGGTTTCCTGGCTCAGATCCACTGCCTCCCGTGCGTGCCGTTAAACGAAGTCGCGCGCGAAAAGATGCCGGAATATGTTCTAAAAGCTACGGCAGAAATCGGCCGCGTGGCTGCCGGCGCTGTTTCCGGCGAAGCGCATACAACGGCAGGGCGCCGTCAGATTGTTGATAGCATTAATTCAGTTACTCGACTGATGGCATTAACCGCAGTGACGTTGCAGGCGCGCCTGCAGGCAAGCCCGGCAATGGCCAGCACCATTGATACAGTCACTGGCCTGGGTGCCTCGTTTGGTTTGATCTGAGGTGGCTATGTTGACTAAACAACCATCTATCGCATCGCTGCTCGTTAAGCAAAGCCCATCACCTCATTTCGGGCATGGCTGGATCATGGGGAAGGATGGCAAGCGCTGGCATCCGTGCCGCTCTCAGGATGCGCTGCTGGAAGGTTTAACCGGTAACAGGAAAAGAATGTCATGGCTTTCAAAGCTGAAGATATCACTATCAATATGAGCGCCGGGCAGCGTGCCAGTGCGTTAAATCATATATCTGTGCTACGCACCGCTCTATATGGCGACTGTGAAAAAGAACTTAATCGCTTTATTAACGAAATGCGTGATAAGCGTGATGAAAAGTACGAGCTGAATAATCGTGTGCTTGCTGCATTATTTTTTCTTGCAAATATTAGCAAGGAGCGTCACTGCGTTGAGTTTAGTGAGCTGACGAGTGACGAGGTAACCGCACTTATTGGTGTGATGAACCATCTTCGCGCAGTCGTGAGTTTATTTCCAAAACGGCTAGCCATGCCGAATTAAACGACAACAGAAATTAATGGCGTATACCCGCCGGGCATTTTTTTGCCCAAATTCAGGAGAAACAACAATGCGAAATATCGAAACCCGTTCCAACAAAATCGGCCCGGATGATGCAGGTCTTAACCAGATACTGACAGAGGCCCGTATGGAAGAACGCCGTGCACGTGCTGCGGCGATGGCTGCCCGTCTTGATAGCATGGCGTGTCACATCACATCGCGCCAGCTTAATCACGTTGAGGCGGCGGAGCTGCTGCGCGTTGCTGCGGAAAACATCCAGAACGAAGCGCAGGAGATCCACTGATGGCTGATTCTATGGACCTCGTACAGCAGCGCGTTGAAGAAGAACGCCAGCGGCACATCCACACCGCCCGCAATAAAGCGCCGGGCGTTTCCCGTGTCTTGTGCATTGACTGCGACGCACCAATACCGCCAGCCCGCCGCCGTGCTATTCCTGGTGTGCAGTGCTGCATCACCTGTCAGGAAATCGCAGAGCTGAAAGGCAAACACTACAATGGGGGTGCTGTATGAGCACCATCCTGAAATGGGCGGGCAATAAAACCGCCATCATGCATGAGCTGAAAAAGCACCTGCCTGCAGGCCCGCGACTGGTTGAACCTTTCGCGGGTTCCTGCGCTGTGATGATGGCGACAGAGTATCCTCATTATCTTGTCGCGGATATTAACCCTGACTTAATAAATCTATATCGGGAGATAGCTACAAACGCATCAGATTTTATTGAGCGTGCCAAACACCTGTTTAAAATTTTCAATAGTGCAGATGGTTATTATGATAGCCGGGATTCATTCAATCAGGATAAAGATCCTGAGTGGCAAGCGCCTCTCTTTTTATTCTTAAATCGTCATTGCTATCGTGGTCTTTGTCGTTATAACAAAAAGGGCGAATTTAACGCGCCTTACGGTCATTATAAAAAACCGTATTTTCCTGAAAATGAAATCCGCGCTTTTGCTGAAAAAGCTACCCGTGCCACGTTTATCTGCGCCAGCTATGACGAAACTTTGGCGTTATTGGTGCCTGGGGATGTTATTTATTGCGATCCGCCATATGACGGTACTTTCAGCAACTATCACACTGCCGGTTTTACTCAGGACGATCAGTATCAGCTGGCCTCTATTCTTGAGCGCCGGGCATCAGAAGGCCATCCGGTCATTGTTTCGAACAGCGACACTTCTCTGACTCGTTCCCTGTATCGAAATTTCACTCATGACCGCATTAACGTAAAGCGCAGCATCGGCGTTGCCGCGGGCGAAGGAAAAAGTGCTGACGAACTTATTGCTGTACTGAAGCCGGGAGTATGGGCTGGCTTTGATCTAGCTGGCGGCCCTGATCGCTCTGTCGTGCATGAGGTGCGCGCGTGAGTCATCACGAAGTTGAAAAGCACGGCGGAGCAGAAGATTCCGCCGCTGCTTTTGCCTGGAATTTACCTAAAAAGGCGATTAACCCCTATCTGGACCCGGCAGAAGTAGCGCCGGTTTCTGCGCTTTCAAACCTGATTACTCTCTATGCTGCGGATAACGAGCAGGAACAGCTGCGCCGCGAGGCTCTGAGTAATGAGGTCTGGGACCGCTATTTCTTCAATGAATCCCGTGATCCTGTTCAGCGGGAAATGGAGCAGGACCGGCTGATCAGCCGTGCCAAAATGGCCCGCGAGCAGCAGCGGTTTAATCCCGATCTGGTGATTCTGGCGGACGTAAGCGCTGAAACATCACATATCAGCAAGCCACTGCTTGAGCGCATTAAATATTTCGAGGGCCTGGGCAAGCCGAAGGCATATTCCCGCTATCTACGTGAAACCATCAGGCCGTGCCTTGAACGCCTGGAGCGCGTGCGTACCAGCCAGGTTTCTGCGTCATTCCGTTTTATGGCGAGCCACGACGGGCTGGAGGGCCTGCTGGTTCTGCCTGAAATGAACCAGGATCAGGTTAAGCGGTTATCTACCTTGGTGGCGGCACACATGAGCATGTGTCTGGATGCTGCCTGCGGTGAGCTGTTTTCGGATGAAGACGTTACGCCGGAAGAGATCCGCCGGTCATGGGAAAGGGTGGCGGCTGAGGCCATGCGCCTTGATGTTATCCCGCCTGCTTTCGAGCAGCTGCGCCGTAAAAAGCACCGCCGTAACCCGGTCCCATACGAACTTATTCCGGGTTCGCTTGCCCGTATGCTCTGTGCTGACTGGTGGTATCGCAAGCTGTGGCAGATGCGGTGTGAATGGCGGGAAGAACAGCTGCGCGCCGTCTGCCTGGTTAACAAAAAGGCGTCCCCGTATGTCAGCTATGAGGCCGTGATCCATAAACGCGAACAGCGCCGCAAATCGCTGGAGTTCTTCCGCTCGCATGAGCTGACCAATGAGCAGGGCGATACGCTGGATATGGAAGACGTGGTAAACGCCAGCAGCAGCAATCCGGCGCACCGGCGCAACGAAATGATGGCCTGCGTTAAAGGGCTGGAGCTGATCGCAGAAATGCGTGGTGAATGCGCCGTGTTCTATACCATCACCTGTCCGTCACGCTTTCACGCAACGCTCAATAACGGCAGGCCAAACCCAAAATGGACCAGTGCCACGGTCCGGCAGAGCAGCGATTATCTGGTGCATATGTTCGCCGCCTTCCGTAAGGCGATGCACAAAGCCGGGCTGCGCTGGTATGGCGTCCGCGTTGCTGAGCCACACCATGACGGCACCGTGCACTGGCACCTGCTTTGCTTCATGCGCAAAAAAGACCGCAAGTCCATCACTGCACTGCTGCGTAAATTTGCCATCCGTGAGGACCGCGAGGAGCTGGGCAACAATACCGGCCCGCGTTTTAAGTCTGAGCTGATCAACCCGCGCAAGGGTACGCCGACCAGCTACATCGCGAAGTACATCAGTAAGAACATCGACGGGCGTGGCCTGGCTAACGAAATCAGCAAAGAAACCGGCAGATCACTGCGGGACAATGCCGAACATGTCAATGCCTGGGCCTCGCTGCATCGCGTCCAGCAATTCCGCTTTTTTGGTATTCCGGGGCGTCAGGCATACCGTGAGCTGCGTTTGCTGGCAGGCCAGGCCGCGCGACAGCAGGCCGATAAAAAAGCCGGAGCGCCGGTACTGGATAACCCGCGTCTGGATGCCGTGCTGGCGGCAGCCGATGCCGGGTGTTTTGCCACCTACATCATGAAACAGGGCGGCGTACTGGTTCCGCGTAAACATCACCTGGTCCGCACGGCTTATGAACTCAATGACGAGCCATCAGCCTATGGCGATCACGGCATCCGTATTTATGGCATCTGGTCCCCGATTATTGAGGGACGGATTTGCACGCATGCGATGAAGTGGAAAATGGTTCGTAAGGCCGTTGACGTTCAGGAGGCGCCAGCCGACCAGGGCGCTTGCGCCCCTTGGACTCGTGGCAATAACTGTCCCCCTGTGGAAAAAATGAACTATTTTGAGTCGGATTTATCAGGTGAAAAACAGCTGGAACCGCTGCCGGACTTCAATAGTATGAGCCGAAAAGAGCTACGGGAGCTAAATGCGAGGCTGCGACAGGTAAGACCGAAGCGGCGGAAGGGTTACAAACAGGAAATTAACGATCGGCTGCGCCTGCAGCTTGAACATGAGTTGAAGTCCAGAGGGTTTGACGGCAGCGAGAATGAGATCGATCTACTGCTGCGTGGTGGCAGCATTCCATCGGGGGCCGGGCTGCGGCTTTTTTACCGCAATCAGCGGCTGCAGGAAGATGACAAATGGCGGCAGTGGTACTGA